ATTCTGGCCTCGCCCACGCCCTCGATCCGCAGCCGCAGATGGTCGCACCGCCGGGGCCTTATGGGCAGGGAAAAGCTTTTCAGGCTTGTCACGTTCACGGTGCCCAGATGCTCCCAGCCGCCCATGGAGTCGTACTGGACGAAGAACCGGGCCCGGCCGCCCACGTCCATGCTCATGCGCACGTTCAGCCGGGAGATGTACTTCCGATCCGGCTGATCCGTTCCCAGCACCCCGGTCTGCACCATCCAGGGGACTGCCCTTTCCGCCGGTTCCCCGGAGCCGCCCAGAGCCAGAATCCGGCCGGTGTCGTGCTCCAGGCAGTACAGCTCTCCCCGGAAGGCCGCAAACCCATCCGCCCGAAGCTCGTCCTCCTTGTGCCACAGGTTTTTTCCCGTGTCAAACACATATAGGCCATATTTTCCATCCTCCAGATCCTCCATGGAGATGTAGTATTTGTTGCCGTAGGCGGCTGCCACCGCCCCTGCGTACCGCTTGTCGCCCAGAGCCCCGGATACCTCCACCGGCAGGGAGCCGTCGTAGCCGCACACCCCGTGCCGGGCCTTGTAGTAAAGGACCTCTCCCACAATGGCCAGACTCCTCTCGCACCCTTCCTGTACGCCCCGGCACACCGTGTCCTGGATCTGGAACCGGGCGGGATAGTCTCCGTAGACCTTGTGCAGGCAGTTTTCCTTGAAAAACAGGGGATAGCCCATATGGGTAATGGCCCCGGTAAACCGGCCGTCGGTGCCCAGATTGCCGTAGTAGGAATCGGTGCTCAATCCCATAAAGCAGTTCCAGTTTTTAAAATCTCCCAGCTTGCTGGCATAGAGCCGGTTGACGAACTCCCCGTTTTCGTCGAGTCCGTATCGGCAGCCCCACAGCCGGTTCCCGGATTCGATGACGAAGTCCATTTTCGGCAGCTTCCGGCTGACGGTCAGCCCGGACACCGTGGCCGCCTCGTCCACAATCCCGGTGATCACCAGGTAGTCCTCTCCTCTGTCCCAAAGGATGGCCGTTCCCTCCAGCTGACCCAGCTGACCGCCCTGGGCCTTCAGCCCTTCCAGCCGCACCCCGTCGTATTGCTCAAATCCGCTGCCGATGCCGGGAGCCGCCAGCTTCACATAGGTGGCAGAAACGCTCACCCACATGCCGCTGTCCGCCGCCCACTGCTTCAGCACATGGGGCGAAGCGGAGGTATCCACCCACAGGTCGTTGCCGGCCGGGTCTTCCGGAGCGGTCTGCTGAATAAACTGGGCCGTCTGGGCGCTTCCGTCACTGCGGCAGGGACTGACCGTCACGCTTCCCGTGGAAGTCCAGCTCTGCTCCATGGCCCCAAAGTCCGTGGGATCCGCCGTGTTCAGGTACTTCTTATCGGGAAAGATCAGCACATAGGCGCCCATGGAAACCAGCTGCTTGGGGCAGTCCTCTTCCGAGAGGGACAGTCCCATCTCCACCCGCTGATCCCCCAGGACGAAGGCCGTTCCGTCCACATACCCCAATCTTTCCTTGGCCAGAAGTCCCTGGCAGCTTTCCGGGGCCGCGTATACGCCCCGGCGCGCTCTGGGCGCCAGAATGGGAAAGGCGTCGGAAGTCATGTTTTCCATATCGTAAAATTCCCCGGCGCCGATGCGCAGGTTGTGGTTATACCCGCCAAAGGTATCGATGGTCTGCCGGGTGAAGGGCAGCTCCTTCAGCTTTGGATATTCCATACTTCCCTCCTAGTGAAACCGGATCCTTACGCCCTTGGGCATATGGGTGCGGTTATAGTAATTGCGGTAGCTCTGGTAGGCGGCCTGAAACATGTCCATGGCGTTGTTGAACCGGCTGTACTCTCCGTTGGCGTAGTCGATCTGGGCTTCCAGCCAGCGCAGGTACATTTCGTCATAGGGCGCGGGCACCAGCAGCACCGTTTCCACGTCGCTGTCCGTGTCATAGCCCCGGAAGTCCGACTCGCTTCCCGCATGGGTGTCCAGAATCTCCGCCTTTACCATGCCGTCCAATCGACTGAGCCAGGCGGTTTTGTCCTCGTGGGTGTAGGTATTGTGCTTCAGGTTATCGATTTTGCTGATGGCCTCGATTAAGGTCATATTCCCACCTCCTTTGTTTCAATATCGTCAGCTTAAGCTTACAGCGTGCCCTCTCCGTCACGGCTAACGCCGTGCCACCTCTCCCGAAGGGAGAGGCAAGGGCGTTTCTCACTTTTTCAGAGCAGCAAAAATGCGACTGCCCACTTGGCTCCCCCTATGGGAAACTCTGATTAAGTCGGCAAGAGCTGACACCGGGAGATTTTGGCCAAGCCGAAAGTTCTAAAAATGGAGGAATACTGTATGTATTTCCCATTTTTTAAGCTGCACGGATGGGTCAAAAGATCCGGTGCTCAGCCGCAGACGATTTATTCAGTGTTTCCCTTAGTGACTGTCCTCAAACAGGGCAATGGTCTCCATCATTTCCTCCTGATGCCGCAGTACCTCAGCCACAAACTCCGGAACCTCCACCTCAACGCCCCGCTTGATGACGCAGGTGTAGTCGTTGACGGAGACAAATACGTCCTCCTGCTTGGGACTCATCCGGGGAATCCGGATGCGCACGGTCTTCTGTTTTTCAGTCATAAAATTCCTCCTGAATTTTTTATGTGTTCATGTAGTGGCCCTCTCAGTCACGGCTTACGCCGTGCCAGCTCTCCCGAAGGGAGAGCCAAGTGCCGGTTCGAATTCTTTACGGCTCTATAATCTTTGAAGCACGCCCTTGCCTCTCCCTCCGGGTAAGCGAAGCGCAGTCGCGGTAGTGAATGACACTCCGGTGGACTGTCAGAGCCGCGACCGGGGAAAGCCGCAGCAAACGGTGCCCCAGTGCGCACGAAATTATGGTATGACTGCCACCGGCAGTCATAATTATCTGCATTCGCTGCGCGGAGCACCACTGGGGCGGAGAGGGTCCTTAGTTTGCCTGCGCTACGCCAGAGAACCGCTTAGAGCAGCTTTCCACCCGCACCAGGTACTGGGGAACGAGAATTTCCGCGGTCTTCATGGCCTTCCAGCCAACGGAAGAGCGCTGGTTCAGGGGATCGGCGGTACCGGCGGAGCCCTTCTGCTTGATGATGGTCTCCATACCGCCGCCGGTGATCTCCGTGGTGCCGTAGGCCCCGTCGCCCAGGAACAAGGTGGTAAATACCGCAAGACCGCTGGGGCAGCCGGTACCCTTGTAGATCTTGGCCTCGGTGGTCTGAACGAACCGCACGCCGCCGATCTCGCCGATCTCACCGGCATACAGATTCTCGGGACTGCCGTACTTGTAGGCGTCCACCCATTCGGGATCCCGCATAAGGTCGTAGGCAACGTAGGGGTGGATGATGGCAATGTACTTGCCGCCAATGGTAGGGGCGTTCTGGGCCCGGAGCTTTGCCACCACCTGATCCACCATGTCCACCGTCAGCTGACAGGAGGTGTCCAGGGCCGCCCGGCTGGTGACGGGAGTCTCGGTCTTCACGCCGTCGGTGACGGTCACCTTGGGACAGTAGGTCACGTTGGTGCCGGACTGAAGGACGTTGCGTACCACGGTGTCCAGAGTAGCGCCGCCCTGCCGGCCCAGCAGCTTCACGGATTCCACCACCAGGTTGTCGATGGCAGTCAGATCCAGCACATCGGACATGGTGATGTAGTCGCCGTACTGGTTCAGTGTAGCGGTAACGGTGCTGACCTCCAGGGACTTGCCGTCGGGGGTCACGCCTTCGGTCAGAGGCGTCAGCGCCTTGCTCAGGGGCGTCAGCTTCCGGAACTCGATGGTCTTGCCGCCATGCTTGGGAATGGGCCGCTTCTGGCCGAACTGATCGTGAACCAGGTTGGGGCCTGCCTCGTCGATGAGGGTCAGGTCGTAGAAGGTCTTCATTTCCGCGCTGAGGTTGCCCTTTTCGCCGGAAGCACCGGTGAGCAGGGTGGTCTGAAGCTCGTTTGCGAACATCTGTAAATCAAACTTTTCCATAAGTATCCTTTCCTTTCCGCGGCCTCAGAAGCGAATCCGCTCCCCTTTGGCCGCACGGGCGCAGATCGCGTCCCGATCCGCTTTTGACATCTTCCTTACATCCTTCCGGGCAAAGGACGCTCCCTGGGGCCGCATCCCGTTTTCGGCGGGCCGGACGCCCTCCGTGCGAAGCCTCCCGGCCAGCCTCTGCTCCACGGCTCTGGCCGCCCGCTGCATGGCGGCGGGGATGAGCTCCTCCTGGTGCCGCACCAGGTAAGCGCTGGCCACATCCACCCCGGAGGAGAGCAGCTTCCGAAATTCCGGATCCCCGATCTCCTGCCGAAGATCCATCCCCGGATACAGCCGTTTTGCCGCCTCCGCCTGAGCAATCCACTGGCCGTAAATTGCCTGACCGCCCCTTTGCCGCTTCTGCTCCGCCTCCAGCAGGGCCTGCCGCCGCTGTTCCTCAGGAACCTGTGAGGATAGCTCCCGCTCCTCCTGCTCCTCCGGAACCGCCGACGGCTGTATGGCCCCTTCCCGGACGCTTTTCAGCC